AGCAATTCTGGGTAGTCTGCGAGCATAGCTCGTACATGCTGATTCGAGACTCGATCGGACGCCTCACTAAGATCTAGTGTGGCCAGGTCACCGTTGTGTGAACCTGATTGAGCCATGATCCGATTAGGATCTTGGTCTTCATCGCCGATCACGCGTGAGAGGAAACCATCCTCCTTAAGCGCACGTCTATAACTGTCAAGGAGCGCCTGCTGTGCATACTGCATAGCAGCCGGTTCGATGGCAATTAGACGAGGAGTCTTGAGCGTTTTAGGGACAGAGATCACCCTAACCGGGATCTCTGCCTCGGGTTCAAGGATGTTAATCTCATTCTTAAGGTCTCCAGTATAAGAGACATTCGGAATGAGGAACTCCTCAGCTGGAAACAGCCTTTGGAGTCGAGTGGTCCAGGTTCGCAGATTCCATTTAGCATTACTGCTAATTTTATCTGCGACAACGCCCGGGCCATGCTTACCAACGAGCCTTGCAAAATGGACATCTCTGTCCATCTTTGCGAAGAGATCGCTGAAAAGCAGGCTAGAAACTCTCTTGAAATCTGACATATAGTCAGGATCAAGAAGAGCATCAGCCCTCCTAACATCCTGCTCACACGAGACGAATTCAGACATAGCTCGTCTCTCACGACGCGGACTTACAACCCGCGTAGACTCGCCTTGCGGTGAGTCTTGAGGGAGAGCGATCTTGCTAAACATCAGCGTTAGCTGACGAAGAGCATAGATTGCTTCTATGTCTGGTTCATCAAGCAACACTCCACTAGCCGGGTCAAACACACGCTCAAGGAAACCTCCTAGGAATAGGGGGAGACCAGTAAGATGATGTTTCTTAAACGAAACATTATCCCAAGGGGCGACGAGGCCATGGTCCAGCCATTTTTGGATGACTTTTCCATAGTCCGCCAGGGTTATCGCCAAAAACGATATCCCCTCGTGTTTGACTCGCTGTTCGACAGTTTTTATGTCGAGCAGGGCGCTAGTGCAACATCGTACCGCAAGTTCATCCGCGGTACAGGACCAGAGTGACGTCAGGCTTTTCATAGTCCCTCCTTATCAGAGGTGGCTATCCTTAGCTCCGTCGTCAATGTTGAGTCCTAACGGGAGTTGAGTAGCATCTGGTATAGTCAGAGACTGAAGCTTCTTTACAGAAGACAACAGGTTCTGAAATGCCATATGTTCCTCAGTAGACTGGCTCTCGCCAATCTGCACAGTAATCTTAAGTAGAGGACCCTTTCTAGGGTCTTCACTATAGAAAACATGTACTCTCGAAGCTCTCTTCACCCTCTTACCAGGGGCAGCCAACTTGGCCTCCCGTGATAAGAGCTTCACTGATGGAATAGCAGGCGTTCACGATAATAACAACTACCACCAGAAATTTTCTGGTAATAAGTTGTTTATCGTTAAGAACACCTCGTGTCAGGATTGGAGGTATCTCTCCTCTTATCCGATCACTGCCTGGAAAGTAGTTCCAGGAATGCCTTGCGGCAAGCCTGGAGTCTTCTGCCCAGACACTATCCGTCACGTCGAGGTCACTAAAAGCCTCAGGGGCGTCCGTCAGGACTCACCTCCGAGCAGCTTCGTGATCATCGCGTTCGAAGTTGCCGAGTACAGGGCCGCAAAGCCCGTGTAGACGGCAAGCGCTTCGGCAGCCGTATAGCCAGCCGGAGGAAGGTCAAAGACGAGGTAATACCCCATCGAGACCTTCACATTCTCCGACGGCTTAAACGGATCCGCAGCCAGCTTCGAAGTGTCGATCCTCAGCAGCCTCCGGGTCCGCTTGCCATACTGATGGCTAGCGAGAACCTTAATGAGGCCGTCACCACTGGTGTACTCACTTTCGTCATCCCCCACGCTTACGCGCGGGAGAGGCGTAGTGGTACCCCCAATCGTGATTGACAGAGGGTCGGTGAACGACATGAGCATCACTCCTAGGGATCTGATAAGACCCCATATGGCGTTGTAA